TGTTAATGCCGCTGTTAATCTTAATAAACTGCTTCAAATTAGTGGTGGTGCTGTTTATTCTGACAACGGTAGCGTTGTTGAGTTTGATGTTTCTAATCGGTTACGAGTTATCGAGGAAGTTATCGAAGAAGCTAGCCACAAAGTTCTTGTTTTTGTACCGTTCACTCACACGATAGAGTTATTAAAAACTCACCTAACGAAAGCAGGACATACTTGTGATGTTATCAACGGTGCGGTCCCAGTATCTAAACGCACAGATATATTTAAACGCTTCCAAGAAGATGAGAACCCACGAGTTCTTATAATTCAGCCACAAGCAGCGGCGCATGGTGTTACATTGACTGCAGCTAATGTAATTATTTGGTATGCCCCCGTTACATCAATTGAAACATATTTGCAAGCCAATGCACGTATTGATAGAAAAGGGCAAAAGAATCCTATGACTATCGTACACATTAAGGGTTCTCCCGTAGAAGGAAGATTGTATAACTTACTACAAAAGAAATTAGATGTTCATGATAAACTAATTGACCTGTATAAAAATGAAGTTGAAGAAAATACTTGACAAGGTATAGCTTTAGGTTTAGTATTACATAAATGGACAAAGATCCAATATAAATTATGAAAGGAAGTACATGGACGATAAACCGTCAGTTGATGCACTCGTTAACGTATACATAAAAATACGAGACGCACGTGATACTGCTCGTAAAGAAGCGGATAGAATTGAAGCCGACTTTGAAGAGCAGCTAGATATTATTAACCAGCAAATCTTACAGATCTGTGAAGAGACAGGCGCCGACAGTATTAAAACTGCGCATGGCACTGCTATCAGAACAGTTAAGTCAAGATACTGGACTAATGATTGGGAACGATTCTACGATTTTATTTTTGAACATCAAGTGCCTGAGTTATTAGAGCGTAGAGTTCATCAAACAAATATCAAACAATTCCTAGAAGAAAACCCCGATTTGCTACCCGCGGGGCTAAATGTGGATAGCGCATACTCAATAACTGTAAGGAGAAGCAAATGAGCGAACTAGCTCTGTTTAAAAAAGATTTACCCGACTATCTTAAAAAGGTCGAACTAGATGACGCTACTAAAGCCCTTATGGGTGGCGGCGGTGGAAGCAAACGTATTTCTTTGCGTGGCGGTAAGTTCCGCATGGTTGTAAATGGCGAAGAAGTAATGACTAGCAATAGTGAAACACTAAGTGTTGTTGTAGTAAACAATGCTAAGAAAGTATCCCGCACATTCTATGCTGGTGCTTATAACCCTAAAGCTGAAGCTACCCCTCCTGATTGCTGGTCTAATGACGGCGATCGTCCTGATGCAAGTATTGAACAACCTCAGCACCACAACTGTAATGAGTGCCCACAGAATATTAAGGGTTCAAGTGCAGGCGGTGGTCGTGCTTGCCGTCACTTCCGTCGTGTTGCAGTAGCTCTTGCAGATAATGTTGGTGGCGATGTCTATCAGATGACTTTAGCTTCTAAGTCAATCTTTGGTAAAGGCGATTTAGATCACATGCCGTTTGAACAGTTTGGTAGTTACGTAGCTTCACAAGGCTACAACTTAAACAACATGGTTACTGAAATGCGCTTTGACCCAGATTCAGATACCGCTAAGTTATTCTTTAAGCCTACAGATTTCTTGTCTGAAGAAGATTGGGAATTAGCTAAGAAGCAAGGCATGTCTCCATCAGCATTAAAAGCTATTGAGATGAGCGTACCTAAAGGTGATTCAAATGCTCCTAAGTTGACTGCACCAAAGCCCGTAGCTAGAGAAGAAGCCGAGCCGATTGCTGAACCAAAGAAGCGCCCTGAGAAAAAAGCTGAAGCACCTACACCTAAGAAAGACATCAAGTCAATCATGAGTGGATGGAGCCAAGAAGAAGCATGAGTTTAAGAGGCTACAGCCTTCGGCTTTACAAAGCTAACCAAGAAGCGGACTCTGCCTTAATGGGAGTTCAGCTTGGGCGGTATTGTATGTCTAAAGATATCCCTGTTGTTCAGATTGCTGGCAAGTTCAACGTCTCACGCATGACGATATATCAGTGGTTTACTGGGGCTGCAAAACCTAGTAAAGCTAGGGCTGAAAAAATAAAAACAATGCTAGAGAAGGCTTGCTTTAGCGCATAGTCTACCCCAGGGCAGCTAGTTTGACGGAACGAAAAGGGGGATGCCGACCCCCCTGCTGCCCTTCCTTTCTTTCGGTTTTGAGGTGATATGGCAACAACAGACTTATTGACAGCGGTACTGCCTACAGAAGGGTGGTATTGCATTGTCGGTTTAAAACAGGCGGGTATTCCTAGACAAGTATTTGTCGAGACGCTTATAGAAGCACAAGATGAAATTAACAACCTGTTGTCTAAAAGTTTTGATGTTTATTTTGCTTGTGCCAAGTATGGCAACGACACCGATGGGCGTACGCAGAAGAACAGCACGTACTTTAAATCATTTTGGATTGACGTCGATTGTGGCTTGGGCAAGCCATATGCAGACCAAGTTGAGGGCTTATCGGCTCTCAAGGAATTCTGTGCGAAGGTGCATCTACCTTTGCCGACGGTCGTCAATTCAGGGCGTGGTATCCACGCATACTGGAGACTTACTCAAACCATTTCTCGCAACCAATGGAAACCCGTCGCCGACCGCATTAAATACTTATGTGAAGAGCACGACTTTAAAGCCGATGGTTCTAGAACTGCTGAGAGTGCTTCTATTCTTAGAGTACCTGAGACATTTAACTATAAACAAACTCCACCGCTTCCTGTGGAAATACTGGACGTGGCGGATGAGTCTACCTATGAAGACATAAAAAAGCTACTTGGTGTGCTTGTGGGTCCCGACTATATTCCACGGCAGTACAGTCAAGATACAAACACCAAAAAGAACATTACTAGTCGGTTTAAAACCATCATGCTTAAAACCATTGATGGTACTGGATGCAATCAGTTAAAGGACTTAGTAGAGAACCAAGCTACTCTTGACGAACCAAGATGGAGAGCGGTGCTTAGTATTGCTGCAAACTGTGTAGATAGAGATGAGGCGATTCATTTAGTAAGTAAAGATCACCCTGACTATTCCCACGCAGAAACAGAAAACAAAGCTAATAAAGTTCCTTACCCATACTCTTGCGAGAAGATGGAGTATTACAATCCTGGACACTGCAAAGGCTGTACCAATTTAGGTAAGATTAAAAACCCTATCCAGTTAGGTAATGAGATTCTTGTAGCTGAGCCTGATGCTCCTATTGTTGTAGAAGCAGATGACGGTGTTAAGCATTCGTATAAAGTACCTGAGTTTCCGTTCCCGTATTTTAGGGGCAAGAACGGTGGTGTCTATCGCCAGCCAGCAGAAGAAGATTCTGAACCAATAACAGTTTACGAGCACGACTTGTATGTTGTTAAACGCCTTAAAGACCCAAGCAAAGGCGACTGCGTATGGATTCGGTTGCACTTACCTAAAGACGGAGTACGTGAATTCTCTATGTCTCAAACCGATGCACTTACATTTGATAAGTTGCGTGAGAAATTAGCGTGGCATGGTGTGGCGGCACACAAAAAAGAGATGGAAGGGATTATGTATTACATAACGACATTCATCAAAGACCTTCAATACAGAGAAAGAGTAGAAATTATGAGAACACAATTTGGTTGGACAGACGATAATTCCAAATTTATTCTTGGAGATAAAGAAGTAGCTGCGGATGGTGCAACATATAGCCCGCCTTCTAGCGATACGGGTAACTTGGCAAACTGGATGCAGCCGACTGGGTCTTTAAATGACTGGAAAGAAATTGTTGCGGTTTATAACCAGCCAGGATTTGAGCCACATGCGTTTGGTTTTTTCACGGCATTTGGGGCACCCCTACTAAAGCATTTAAATCTTAAGGGCGCAATCATCAACTTGATTAACAACACATCAGGTACAGGTAAATCTACAATTCTTAAGATGTGCAACAGCGTGTACGGTCATCCTGACGAGTTAATGCTCCAATGGAAAGATACTATGAACGCTATGATCCACCGTCTCGGTATCATGAACAACCTGCCTGTAACTATTGACGAGATTACTAAGCTATCAGGAGAGCACTTCTCAGACCTAGCCTACGGTATTTCACAAGGGCGTGGTAAGAACCGTATGAAGTCTCAAGACAACGCCGAGCGGATTAACACAACCAAATGGGCAACCATTGCTTTATGCAGTTCTAATGCTTCCTTCCAAGATAAGCTAGCAGCTTTAAAGTCTACCCCTGATGGCGAGTTCATGCGCTTGATTGAGTACCGTATTGAGATGACAAACAACTTAACTAAAGAAGAAGCAGATGCGATTTTTAATGGTCTTTATTCTAATTACGGTCATGCTGGTTTGGAATACACTAAGTACTTGGTATCCAACCTAGAGTCAGTTATTGATACTGTCGGTCAGGTTCAGCAAAAGCTAGATGGTGAGATTGGCTTTACTAACCGAGAGCGATTTTGGTCTGCCGTAGCTGCTTGTAATATTGCAGGGGCTTTGATTGCTAAGGATATAGGTGTGCTACCTGAGGACTTTGATATTGGTAGGGTATACCGTTGGATGGTTAAAGAACTAACCACAATGCGTGTAGAAGCTAAAGCACCAGCTACAAACCAAGCCAGCGTTATCGGTGAGTTTATGAATGAGCACCGTGCATCCACTTTAGTAATTAATGGCGAAGTAGATTCTCGTAATGGTATGGAGCAGTTGCCAATCGTAGAGCCTAAGTTCAATGATCTGTTTGTGCGGATTGAGCCCGACAATAAGAAGATGTTTATTAACGCCAAGCAAATTAGGGAATACTGCGCTAAGAATCAAATCACGCTTAAAGAGGTTCTGAAGGGTCTGGCAATAGACGGTATCTATAAGGGTTTGATTAAGAAGCGCTTATCCAAAGGCACTAAACTCGCTTCTCCACCCGTATATGCCCACGTATTTGACCTTGATAATGAACACTTCTTGGATGCTGAGACCTATATAAACGCCCCAGATGTTGATCCACAGACTGCACTTTCACGTTAATTGGCGTAAGTTCTTGGTTGGCGCTTCCTTTTTTATCCCCTGTTTGGATACGGAAGAGGCGTTAATCCAAGTAAAAAGAACAACTAAGAGGTTAAAGTTCCGGATCAAAGCCCACGTAGTAGTAGAAAAAGGAGTGCAAGGCTTGCGTGTTTGGCGGATTAAGTAGTATTATCGGGTTGTAGTCGTTTGGTTTCGGCTACTTCCTTTCAGTTGTTCTTGACCCCAGCCTAGTGCTGGGGTTTTTTATTGCGAGTAATCCCTCATACCATTAAGTTGCCCAATAAGTTTCTTATTGATTGGCATGCCACCTGTAAGGTTAGCCAAAGCACGGTCTTGATATTTACGTTGAACAGAATTAACTATAGAGTTACCATCAATAGCCACCCCGGGATTTGCTTTATTAAACCGTTGAATTTTTTCTAATACTTTAGCCATCATAACTGTATCGTGACCATCAACTGCTATAAAGAAAGCATTTAGTAAATCGTTGTGGCGTGTAATGATTACTTCATTAGTGTTCTTCATTTCAAAAGTAGCTTTTTGTTTTTGGGCGGTATCTTCTGGAGAGAAACCTAACATCTGTGCTAATGCTTCTGCTGGAGTAACGTTTTCATCTAAAGTAGCGCCCTTCATGGTCATTGCTTTACCTTCGGTAAGATAGCGAGTACCGACCATTACATTCTTAATAGCTGCAGGCATCATGCCTTCTATAGCACGTTCTGAGTAACCGTCTCTGTAATCTTTAATTGCTTTTACAATCCCCATACCCGCACCCATAGTTGGGCCAAGTAAGTTAGTCATTAAGTTTTGTACGTATTGCACTTCATCCTGACTCTTCCTAACGTCTGGGAACCACATGTCGGTTAAGTTAACACCCATACGGTCGGCAAAGTTAATTCCAGTAACTTTAGATGCAATACCACGAGACATAATATCACCAGCGAATCCGCCAAAGGTTCTGTTACACCAATTTTTGAACCAGTTCTCTGAATCAAAAGGCTCATCGTCATCGCCAAACGCGGCGTGGAAAGCCGACGCAACACCTTGAAACACAAAGAATAAGGGTAAACCAGTAATGCCTGCCGACGCAAATGTAAACGCCATCATGCCAGTAAATGCTTTAATAGCCTCGTTCTTTTCTAGCTTTAATTCAGCTTTTTTCTGTGCAATTGCAGCATCTCTATCTGCAGCGGGGGCTGTTTTTAAGCTCTCCTCAAACTGTTTTAATTCAAGATCCTGGCCAATACCAATAGCTTGATGCAAAGTCCTATACATAAGAACAGTCATGTGCTGAGGATACATCTTAAATTGTAGT